ATTTTAGCATTTTAAGTTCTTTGTCCGAACTCGGCACTAAGATTCGGCGAGGGCTACGCTTTACCCAATCATTCCGTTCCGCCTTGTGATTAAAACGCCAATACATACCAAGCCGGTTTCCAAATTGGTCGTATTTCTCGTCGGCGTCCTTAAACTCAAACGCAAAAAATGCCATGGCTGCCCCTTGTGTTTAAAGTTTAACTATTGTATGCAACCGTGGTAAATTTCAACCATAACAAGCAGATGGAGGACTACCCAGATGGCGGGCGTCACGAAACGACCAAAAGCCGAAGGCGAAACAGGCGCGAAAGTCAAAGATATCGATTTCCGAGACTTTGAAAAATGTTGCCAAATGCAATGCACACAAGAAGAGATTGCAGGCTGGTTTGAGATCGACGAGGAGACACTCGTTAGGCGCGTAACCGAGCATTATAACAAGAGTTTTTCGGAAGTGTATAAAAAGTACAGCGCTGGCGGTAAGTGCTCACTACGCCGTCGACAGTTTAGAAGGGCGCAGAATGGCGACCGCGTGATGATGATTTGGCTAGGCAAACAGTATCTTGGGCAATCTGAAAAGATTGAGCAGAAAGTGGAGCAATTAGACCTCTCAGCAATTCCAGACCACGAGATCGAGAAGCTTGTGCGAAAATATGGAAAACCCAAGCTCTGAGGTACTGATGAAAAACCCCTTGCTCTCAGTTCATAGGCCAAGAAATCGAGGAAGTTTGGCAGATGAGCACCACGCTGTGATAGCTCCAACGCGAATGGCCGATGGGCCTTTTGCTGTCAGTGTTAGGGCAGAGCAAATAACGGCGCGGGAATGTCGCGCTATTGCTGCATGGCTTATTGCAGCTGCTGAATGGATTGAGCATGGACACGAAGGCAATTGAGAAATTTTGGGAAGAGCTTGCACAGGTAGAGTCCGATTTTGGGCTCTACTTAGTGCATGGTTACAAGGATGGATCACTAATTATCGACGGGAATAGTGATATCGTCGCCATTGTGAATCATGGGGGCGAATTGCATATATTGAGCGAAAATGAATTTAAAGACGCTAACCGATCAGTTGTGGTTTCGGGGAAATTTGAAATATAAGCTATGGGACCAACAAGTTTCGATCTATGACGCTATTTATGCCCTACCTAAAGAAATTGATGAGGCCGTTGTTCTTTGCGCTCGCCAGTTTGGCAAGTCGCATCTAGGCGTCTTGATCGCAATCGAGCAATGCCTACGGTGGAAAGACAAATGCTTTCTAATCCTCGGACCTACGCTCAAGCAAACACGCGAGATTGTCACGCCTAGGCTAAGACACATTATTGCGGATGCGCCAGAGGGCCTAATTAGGCCGAGTAAGAGCGAAGGTAAATGGTACATCGGTAGCTCTGAGCTCGTGATGGGAGGCTTCGACCTTAACACGGGCTCGCAGCGAGGTAAGACGCTCCAAGGCGTATTCGTCGAGGAGATTGTTGACGCCAACCCCGATCAGTACCTTGAATCCCTAAGGTCGGACGTAGGCCCTGCTTTGACGCACAGCGACGGCGGCAAAATCATATTTTTGACTACTTTGCCAAAAATCCCCGATCATCCTTTTATTACCGAGACGATGAGTAGGGCGCAAATGAACAACGCTTTTTATTCGTTTACAATAGACGACAACAAAGCGTTGAGCCATTCGCAGTATGAGGCTTGCATACGTCGAGCAGGTGGGAGACACACGGATGATTTCAAGCGAGAATATCTTAATGAGATTATCCGGGATAAAAGTATTGTTGTCGTACCTGATTTTGATATCGACCGGCATGTTGCTGACGTGCAAGTCCCAGACACCTGTAATTGGGAAATCTACATTGATTGGGGAGGTGTCCGGGATCTTACCGTGGCCACAGTTGTGGGATATGACTTCCTGCAAGGAATCGATATCGTGGCTGATGAACTATGGTGGCCAGCCAACACGCCAACCGAGAATATTGTACGAGATATCAGACGAAAATGGGGCGGGAAGTGGTTACAGCCTAATAAATCCGAGCACGTCTATTATGCCGACGTGCCAGGACAACTTGCCGTTGACTTGGGCCGTACTTTTGGAATGACAATTGCGCTCCCGCAAAAGAGCGACTGGGAGGCGAGCATAAACGGGCTCGCTAATCGATTCACACAGGACAAGATCCGCATCCTTCCACATTGCAAATTGACGATCATGAGTTGTCAGTCAGGTACTTTCAATAAGCATCATACCGACTTTGAAAGGACACAAACACTAGGACACTGTGATGCAATTGCGGCTCTCATGTATGCTATCAGGGGCCTTAATCGCACCAACCCGCATCCCGCGCAGATTATCAACAAAGACAGATACTGGCATACTCCTGCAAAAAACGATTTAAATGTAGTTCCTAGAAAGTTTGGTGATGGGCCTAAAAAGTTTGGGGGCTAACCATGTGGTCATATAACGACTGGATATGGTTTCTTGTCTGGATAAATGTGACAATTATGCTCTGGATTTATTTAAAGGCGATTGACTGATATGGCAAAATTCACAATCACTCGGCTACTAGATACGGCTCGTATTAGTAAAACCGATGCAGGAAAACAAATACCTGAGTTTTTCGACTACATGGCGCAGTTTGTTGAGCAGACTGTGAGGAATCTTCGGAGTGGTCTTACCTTCGCTGATAATTTTGCAGGTGAAGCAAAAACGGTCACGTTGAAACACGCGACACCTCAAGTCCTTGTCTCAACTAAGACGGTGTTGGGTATAATAGTGACACGAGTTCAATCACAAGTTTATGGCGTGAGTTGTACGTCATGGTACTATGACCGTAACAATCGTTTGACGATTCAATTACGGTTTGCTGATTCAGCTGGCAATCCTCCATCTTCTGCGGAACTTTTGCCTGTGGATCTTGTTTTATTATTTTAACGGTGCGATAATTCTGACATAAAATCGGCGTCGAAAGACTACCAAGGGGATACGATGGAAACCAGCACGAGCGGGGGCCAATCCCCGCAACCGACAAATCCGCAAAACCAAGCGCCAGAGGCGACCGTTAAAGCGGAACAGCAAGAGCCGTGGAAAACTGCTAAGCACAAAGTTAAGTTTGGCGGTCAAGAACGTGAGGTGTCGTATGACGAACTCATACGCGATTACCAAAACGGGAAAGAAAGTACACGGCGATATCAGGAAGCGGCTCGATTAGCTCAAGAAGCCCAAACAGTTAACCAAGCGCTCGAAAAGGGCGACGTTAAGTTTTTGGTAGACAAGCTAGGCCCCCAAAGGGCTCGCCAGATGTTTGAGAATTATCTTATCGAACAAATGGAATACGACGAGCTTCCAGAAGAGCGCAAAGAGCTACTTAGCGAGCGGAAACGACGCGAAGAGCTTGAGCGCAAGATGAAAGACATTGAGGAGAGAGAAACCAGGACGCGACAGGAGCAACTTGCTGCCCAAGCCGTGGCCGAGTTGGACGCTGAGATTTCCGATGCTTTAAAAGAAGCGGGAAAAAAAGCCAATCCGAGACTAGCCTTGCGGATCATTGAGCAGATCGAAGCGAATCTTAAAGCCAAGGGTGAAAGAATCCCCGCTAAAGAGGCGCTAAAATACGCTACCCGTTCAGTCACTGAAGATATTGGCGCGTATTTGTCAGACCTCACGCCGGAAGAGGCTATGGCAATTTTGCCGAAATCTCTCTTAGATAGTCTTATGAAAGCAAAAGTTGACCGGGTACTAGATACGAGAACATCGTCAAGGTCAAAACCGTCGCAGGCAACGCCCCGCAAAGACGATTCTCCAATGACGATTGAAAAGAAATTTGCTGAAATGGAAAACAAATTTAAAAGAAGAGGTTAATCATGCCAGTCTCTAGTTTGTTTTATTACAATGATCAGCTGGGAAAAGTGGTAGCAAATGATTTGATCCTGCAATGGAAAATTACAGCTGCTAAAACAGTCGTTCCTGTTGTCCCAAATAGTGCTCAGCTGTCTAGTTTTGATGCAATTGCATCGCAAGCGGTAATTGATAACTTTTTGGGTACATCCAACGAATTCCTCGTGTCTGCATTTGACGCGACGGCTATGGGCACCAACGCTTTTGCTGTCATTGTGGACATGGGTGGCCAAGCGAAAAGTTTGCTTTCCGTTACCGCCAGGGTGTTGAGCGGAAGCAACGGTGCAACCGTAGCAGAGTGTGGAAAAGTCGCCGAAGGTCTGACTGCATCGACCTTGGCATGTGAAGGCGCATTAGGATCCCAAGGAAATCTTGCAGGACGTTTTGTTTTGGCAGGTCTTGACGCTTTGACTAGTGGCCTTCTGGAAGTCCGTTTTTGCTGGGTTGCGAAATAATTTGAACATTAATTAAGGAGATACTGATATGGCTTCTGTTTCTAATAATCAGGTGATTGAGCTATTCAAAAGTGTTTATGGCGATATGTATGACCTCGTCCCAGAGGATCAACTCCTTGGAATGGACATCGGTTGGGGTGAAGGACAACGAGTCGGCGCACAGTTCGTTGAAGATGTGGTTCTTGGTGCGGAAGTCGGGATCACGCTAGGCGGGTCTGGACAAGAGGCTTTCGAAATTAACGCGGCTATTGCTGGCGCAGTTAAACAAACTCTTGTCATCCCATACGTGTCGATTTTGCCTTCTATTCTGCCATTTGCCACGATTTCTCGTTCGCTTGGGGATCAACAAGCGTTTTTTAGAGCCACGAAATTTATCACGAGAAATAATTTAAAATCGCACAATAAGTTCCTCGAAATCTTCCGCATGTGGGGCCAGTCTCCGTCCCTTCTCGGTTATGTTTCGTACTATAGTGGAACTTATCGCGGAGTGTCCTTTACCAACGGTACTGGTACACTCAACGGTATCGCTTTCACAAACGGTATTAACGTAGCAAACAAGGCTATCCTTGTTGCCCCTGGCGAATTTGCGGCCGGTTTTTGGGTTGGTATGATCGGCGTGAAAGTGAAACAAGTAAGCTCGACCGGGGCAGTTTTGGCCTCTGGTAAGCTCACTGGTTACAACTCCCGTTATGGTTATATCACCGTTGACTTTGTGCCTGTCGCACCAAGCGCAGTCTCTGGATCTGGGTCTGTCCGTTTGTGCTTCGACGGTCAAGAAGGTTACGGGGAAATGGTCGGTATTCATGCAATCCTGGCAAATACTGGCACGTTGTTTGGCATCAACAGCGCTCAATACCCTCTCTTTAAGGGTAACGTCGCTGATATCAGCAACGGCGCTGCAACTGGCGTGAAGCTTACTCTTGCCAGACTGCAAGACGCTCTTGCCGATGCAGTAAACGGCGGTGGTTTGGAAGGCGACGTAAACGTGTATGTAAACCCACGTTCTTGGTCTACCTTGTCCAATACCGAAGCGGGCCTTCGTGTGTATGACAAATCTTACTCTCCTTCCCAAGCTCAAAACGGTTTCCGGGATATCGAGTACTACACACAGACCGGTAAGCTCACTATCAAGGCGCATAGATGTATGAAGGAAGGATATGCCTTCGCTTTGAGAACTGAGACCTGGAAAAGATCGGGTTCCGCTCAAGTGGGGTTCAAAGTTCCTGGAATGGATGACAACGGCGATTTGATCCGTCCCTTGGAAAACCAAGCGGGTTATCAGTTCAAATCTTACGCCGATGAGTACATTTTCACTCCTGAGCCCAACCAAAACTTGCTAATCACTGGCATTAACGACGAATCTGCTACCTGAGTTCTTCTGAATCTGGCAAGCCTCCAACGCGGGGGCTTGCCTCTTTTTAATTGAGGAAAAAAATGGCTATCAGCGTCACATGGGATGGCACAACATATTCAATCCCACAAGCCGGGGAAATTAATTGGCCGAGTTTGACAAATTTCCTCGTCGCTCTTGGCCAGAAAGCGGCAATCGCTGATGAGATGAAGCAGGCCATTCGCGTGGCGACTGTGAGCCCGGTCGTCATATCTGATATGGCTGACTTTGCCATCGTGACAAATTTAGATGCCTTTACTCCCGTGACGGTTAACCTTCCAGCGGGATTACCCGGACGTATTTTTGCGATTGTAGACGGCAAGGGTAATGCATCAATCGACAACATTACAATTTATCCTCTGGGCACGGATACAATCGCGGGTGCAGAGCAACTTGTGATGAATAAAGATCGGCAAGTTGTTTGGCTGCAATACTTTGGCGGTGGTACTGACTGGAAAATAATTAATTACATGATACCTCCTGGCCAAGTAGTCGATGCAGACATTTCAGGAGTCATCTCGACACCTGGAAAGGTAAGCGGAGACGCTATTACTAGTGGCACAATTGGCGGATCGACAGCAATTAACACTAGCGGTGCTTTGACAATTAATGGAGCAACGGCGCTAAACGGCGGCGTAACTTTGGGAGATCAGTCAAGTGATGCGCTTACAATTAACTCCCTTGCAGTATCCATACCCAATAATTTGAATATTGACAGTAATACGCTTTTCATCAACGCTTCGACGAATCGCGTTGGGATTGGTAATACTTCTCCGACAACCGCTCTAGATGTATCTGGCACCGTGACTGCCACAACTGTCGCGGCTACAACGGTTAATGCCGTATCGCTGAACTCTAGCGGCAACACGGCGCTTGGAGATGGCGCAAGCGACGTTCTGACTATCAATGGCACAGCTGTTACACTACCAAATGGCCTTAATTTTGATTCCAACACACTTGTAATCGACGCAGCTAACAATAGGGTCGGCGTAGGTATTGCTTCTCCAACGGTCGCTTTGGACGTTGTAGGCGCTGCCAAAGTGTCCACTGACTTAACGGTGAACGGCAACACGCAGTTTGGCGATGCATCGACTGATGTAATGACGATTCAGGGAACAGCAATTACGATTCCCAATGGTTTGAATTTTGATAGCAATACCTTAGTAGTAGACGCAGCAAATAATAGAGTAGGTGTTGGGATTGCTTCCCCAACTAGCACGATGCACGTATTCGGCAACATGACGATAACAAACACGGGAGCTTCCGATTGTTTTGTTGTCGAGGATTCTGCAAGCCCAGATACATCCCCATTTGTCATTGATACAAATGGTAGGATTCTCAAAAACAGATCCATATCAACTGATTGGGTAGGGATAGGTGGGCAAGCGGAATTTCAGATTCATGGAAACTTCCCTATGTCCTTAAGCTCTTGGAGCACGACAGCAATTTCCTCGAGCAAGGTTTTGTTTACGAAAAGCAATAGTAATACAATTGGCACTGGCGGATTAGTCACTGTCAACACTAATCTTGGGACATTAGAATTTGCCGGAAGTTTTGCCGATGGAGTTGGATTTGGTAGAGCGGCTCAAATCATAGCTGCTGTTGATTACATAGACGGTGCCAATGCGTTCATTGGTGGTCGAGTCGTATTTAATACGATAACCAACTTTGCGGGTGGACCACCTCTTGAGAGTATGCGTATTGATAGTAGTGGTCGTGTTGGTATTGGCACGACTCCATCTGAGCTATTGCATGTTAATGGGAATGTGAGAATCGATGGCAATACTACGTTAGGTGATGCGTCGACGGATACGGTGACGATTCAGGCCAATTCCATTTTGATTCCCAATAATCTCA